ACCATGACTAGCATCTGTTACTGTAATTGTTGACGATCCATTAGTGGCTGCAAATGTAGCCGCATTAGTTGTGGTTTTTCTTATTGGAGTTACGTCGTTATAGTTGCCGCCCTCTTCTATATAGTATTTATTAGTAGTGCCTATACCAAGATACTTACGGCCTTCTAATGAGATCCATGAATGTAGAGCCCTGGCTGAACCTATTATTGAATTAGGTGAAAACTTCTCCCATCCACCTATTTTTTCGACACGACCTTTACGAAATCTAATTTTGTCGCCATCTACCCATCCACCCTCATTCGAGTAATCGGTTTCCTCCTTGTTGATTCCTGGTCTAAAATTTAATTTGGTTAGAGGCATAGTTAGATTCTAACATATCCTAATACGCTCTAAGCCAATCTGATAATGGCTCCAGTTGCTGTTGCAGCTGGAAACACAATCGTAAAATCACCAGCTGTTGAGGTTTTATCTCCACCAAAATCTATTGCAGCTATAGCTTTGTTAGAATTAGTTGAGTTATAAATAAGACATCCTCTAGCTGTAACAGTAGCCGTTCCAAAAGTAAGATCCGCAAAATCTACTATTGCTGTGGTTCCTGACGTTGTAGGTGTTACGTTAGTTAGCGCACTACCTCCAGAAGTATAGTTAGTTCCTGTCGCTTGCCCTGTAGTCACAAAAGCAGTTGTGGTTGCTCCCAAAGTTGCAGAGCTTGTATATAGCGCTAGTTTGATGCTGTCAGCACCATTTGTAAGATTATGTCCCTCAACAAGTAGTTCTTGTTTAAAGCTCGTACATATTGCAGATGATATTGCCATTATAGCTCCTTCAATATTTTAGCCATGTCTTCATGGCCTTGTTCTCTAAGTATATTCGAATAAGTCGTATTTTGCGACTTAATCGCGTTCTTCATAGAATACAAGATTACAGTATAAACTTGGTTTTGAAAAGCTAGAGCTTGTTGTCTTATATGTTCTGGCGCATCGTCCGAGATACTTACTATCTTTTTTGTAGCTTGCGCTGCCCAAAACTCCGGATCATGGCCTTTGTTTTGTGTTGAATGTACCTCGATATTTCCTAGTACAAAATCACCTTTGTTGCTCATGCTCATCCTTTGTATGGCTCTGGTGGCACAACCTCTTCATCAATTTTTAAGCCATACTGTTCAAGCTGTTGGTTGATTTCATCGTATGGCCCCACTATAAATCTACCCTCATGCGGCACCGCCACAAGCGGTTTATCCAACCTATGAAAACCATAAAGTTTTTCTGTAGCTGGTACATTTGAATCTAGCACTGTAGATCTACCGCTTATTCCAACTACAATGTCCTCGCTCATACATTTGCTAATCCAAAACTCAACGCAAGCTCTACCAGCTTCCGCGAAGTGCATATTTTCTTTGTATGAAAAATCTATGCCGAACAAATCTATTCTGGCCACTTTATTATACAGAGCATAGGCAATCGCAAACGCTACTGTGTTGTTCATATAAGCACATTTTGTTGCATTACATACTTCTTCAACCGGGTATCTTACAGGGTTCTTAATTCTAGGATCTTCTTCACAAGTGTATATAGGCACATCTGATTCCGACATCAACTTAATCATCGCATTTGTTTGTTTACCAGCATCGTCTGAGTCAAAAAATCGACTAGCTGGATCTAATGCAAAAATCCTATCAGCTGGATATACTAACCCGGCTGAGTTGATACACCATATTTCATCCCACTCTCTTGAGTTTTCTAAACCTATTGCAAAATCAACCTGTGACACACCCAGGCCAATAAGTGCTACTGTTTTTCCTTCTAAGTGTTCTAATACCATTAAGTCACGCTAGTGCGGACTTGATCGTATCTGTATTCGTCGCGTGTGCCACGACCTTCTGATATATTTTTCATACGAGCAATCGCCTCCTTAAATCGACCTTCAAATTGGGCGACGACTTCTGGAGGTTCTTTGAGAAAGATTGCTCCCTCTACCAAAGCACCATACAACAAAGCATCTGGATAATCCGTTGATAAAGTTGTTGTACCACTGTCACTACCACTGGTTAAAGATCCTGGTTTATTAAGATAATGTACTTCTACTGTGTAGTTAGAATCAGGTATTGGTGATATTTCAAACGAAGTTTCATCAAATAAAGTGTAATATCTAGGCGTTCCTTGTGTGGTGCCAGGAGAAAACTCTCTTACAAAAGATGGATGTTTGAAATCTAAATAATCGTAACTGTTAGAATTTATGATGGCTATACTCATAGAGGCATAGAAATCTGTAGGTGTTGCTAAAAATCTGTTACCAGCTGTCAAAGTGCCTTGGACATTTTTTCTTTGATCGGGTAATTGAACCAGTGAAAATATACGATCCTCTGACTCTTGTATAAATCTAGGCAGTTGATTAGTAAAAGTTGTCTCAGATACTTCTAAATAATCTTGTACTGCTGTTTTTAATGTCGCTAGTGTGTAGCTCATGTTGTTATTGTTACCTCTCCCAAACCTGTAGTTACTTCAAAAGTTGTCAATACAGATCCTAATTTACCATCGCCTACGTTTGTGTAAACCAAAAAAACAGAATTATCGTCTACAACGTCTGGTCTTGCATCCCTCACAGCCTGTGGATCTTGGAAGCTAGGCTTTGGCATAAGTTGTGGATGTTTAGCGTCCCATTGATCTGGACCTACCAATAACCCATCCCACGTTTTTCTCATGTCTTTTAGTTTGTAACGAAATCCTGTTATGTCACAGATCCCGTAAGAATATTTACCAGAAGCAAAAGCCATTATGCGTTATTGTAGTTCCTTAAATCAGGTTGGATTCTAAACGATGCTCTATCCTCGTCTTGTGAAAGAGCTCTTTGAAATTCGTCTTCATACATAGCCTTGAGCATGTTAGTCCTTTCCGGTGCTCTTTTAATAGATATGTAATAAGCCAAGCCAGCCGCCAGACATGGGTAGAATCGAAAAGGAAGTTGTAATGTGTCAGTTCCCGCATCCACATCATCCATCCTTGTAAGTACGTTCATGTGTACTGTGTAGGTACTCGATTTATCTGGCGTTGGCCAAACCGATATTGTTGGTGTTATTTGTTTATTGATAAAGAATTGGTTAGGTTTACCTATTGTTGATTTGGTGCTTATGTTTGAGTATTCAGATCTACTTAATCTGGACATGGGTATATCTGTAGTTTCTGTGCCTAAAGTTTCTCTAATAAAAACATCTAGCACGTCTATAGGCGCTGTGGCATTAGTGCTGTCTATGTTGTATGTTTTTGTATCTTTAACCATAGCAACTGTCTTCTCAGCTATAGTCCACTGGTTTAAACCTCTGTTTGCCCATTCAGCCAACATTAGGTTAAGGCTTCTCCTGGCACTTTTTAAATCATAGCCTGTTCTTAGTTCAAGGCCACAACGCTCAAACGCCTCTTCGACATAATCAGCTACATCTAACTCAAAATCTTTGCTGTTTGATGTTGCCATTATTTTTTCTTCTTAGCTTTCTTTAGAGATCTTTCAATCTGCGCTGCTTGTTTTGCGTGAAGTTTAGAAGCTCCTTTGAGCTCTTTAATTAACTTTCTTTTTTGCGCTACTGTTAAGTCTGCCATTAGTCTTCCTCTCCGTCACTATACAAGTTATTAAATGTAATATTGGGATCCATGTAACTTTCATGGCCCTCGGCTGAATGTACCCACTGGCTAGGAGAAAAGTCTGGTGCACCTTCTCCTACACGCCAAAGTGCTGGATTAGTAGCTCTTACTCTATTATTAGGTAATGCTACAAAATTACCAGTGTACTCACCAGCGTCAGTTAAATATAACACATGTGATTGCTTATGTTGAGCCGGATCGTCAGCTATGCTGTGATCTGTATAATCCACAGTAAATAAATATCTGCCTGTATAAAACTCTCCGCCTATTTTACAGATCCAAGGTGAGCTACTTACTCTATCCAATACGACCACCGAATGATGGTGACTGAGACAATCCCAAGGTTGAGCAAGATGATCTTCCATGGGTTTTGGCCAGTTTTGCAAAGGCACGTCGGCTACTAGAGCTTGTATAGGCATTCTGGCCCACATAGCCCCACCATGAACATTCTCGTCAGGATAGTCTTCAAAATCAGTCTCACATCCGGTGAAAACCACCTGGAAAGAAACAGATCTATCTGGAATTGTGTTGACAGCAAACGCCAAAGCATGGAGATACTCTCCATGGTAATCTTGATGGTTAGCCGTAAACTCTTTTCGTACCCAGCACTTAAACTGCGGTATGTTTGAAATTAAATACGCCACTAAATTTAACTCCTATAATTTATTGTTATCCGTATAAGCCTCTGCCTTTTGCTCTCATTTTGGTGCCTTTCATAGCACCGCCATTGGATTTGCCTTTGGTGCGTTTCATAGCGCCACCATTTGCCATACCTTTGGTGCCTTTCAAGACAGCTGCTTGACCAGCCATTCTAGTTCCGCCGCCCATAAGAGCAGACATAACAGATTTAGGCATATTACCAAAACCAGTAGCAGTTCTTTCAGAACGAGCCGCAGCACCGCCGTTGGCCATGCCCTTTGTTCCTTTCATGCTACCGCCGTTGGCTTTGTACTTAGTGCCTTTCATGCCGCCGCCTCCGGCTCGCATTTTGGTGCCCTTCATACCACCACCACCAGCTCTCATTTTGGTGCCCTTCATACCGCCGCCTCCGGCTTTGTATTTAGTTCCCTTCATATTTATCTCCTTCCATATAAACCCATAGTAGGCCTTGATGTAATCCTACCACCGCTTGCTGCAAAAGTCTTCACATTAGTCGGCTTACCACCAACACCTTGTTTCTTTGCTCTTTTTCTTCTAACTGCTGATTTGATCTGTGACTTTGACATTTTGGCTGCCTTTGCAGCTGGCACACATTTTGGGTACTTTCTTTTTTTGTCAGCTTTTAGTTTGGATCTGCCACACTTAGCATACCCACCACCTTTTTTAGGTGCGCCAATGTCTACCCATTCTTCTTCAAACCACTTTGTTAGACTCATTTCTTATTAGCTTTTCTAATTTGTTCTTTACCTTTTTTAAAAATATCTGCGACTGACTTTTTACCCATAACCTTTGCTCTTTGTTCTCCTACAGTCAAAATCTGTATTTTTCTGGCGAAAGGTTTTTTTATTCTTTTGACTTTATTTACTGTTCGCGTTGCGTCAGCCATAGTCTTAAATTTTATGCTTACTGTATCTTTCGGGTTTTCGTCAGTATATAACCTTCTACCAGATCCTTTAGGTTTCTTTCCTGTTCCTACCTTTGGATCTTTTTTCTTTTTCATTAAGATCTAGGCACTCTAGTTTTTTTGCGTTTGCTATCCATCATAGCTCCACAACCTCTACCCTGGACCATAACCACTTGCCCACCATTACGCATAAAGCCCATTTTATTTCTGACTTTCTTGGGCAACTTGGGTAATCCTTTATTGTCAGCTGGTATTGGTTTCAAACTCATTTCACCACCTTCTGCTTTTTTTGCGCCTTTGTATTTGCCACCCATTCTTTTATATTCAGATACCATATAGGCATTTGCATAAGCACTAGGATATACCTTAAATTTGCGTTTAGCTTTGGCTTTAGCTTTCGCATACAGACTAGGATTAGCTACATTTTTTGGAGTTTTACTTTTTTCTGCCATAATTATTTACCAATTTTTACAAGACCAATAACCAGCTGTGAATACATCTTTTTTCTTTTGTACTGCATCGCAGTTATGTCTTGCTCTAAAACTTTTTCTACGCTTGGGTTGACTCTTTTTGATAGACAAATTCGGATCCCCATAACGCACTATTTTTACTTGATCTCCTTTCTTGGCTAAAACAGCAAATTTTTTGTTTTTGCC